TGCGCCCATCCTGCGAACAGGCCGTCATCAAGCTCCACGCCTATAATGCCGCCTAGAGTGTACGAGTTGTCAACGTAGCGAACAACGCCGCCGCAGTAGGCGGGTATGGCTTCACCGGGGTCAGCGCCATAGTCGCTGCCCCGGTGACCTTGTGCGTCGTAGAACTCGCCCTTAGCTCCGAAAGGGTTCGTGACTTTTGCATAGAACTCTTGCCATGTCATTAGAACTTGTTCCCGTATTGGTCTTTCGCACTAGCAAGGTGCACAACGCCAGTAATACCGGCAATTCCGCTAAGGTAGTTAGCGATCTCTTGCAGCGGCGCTGCGTGCTCTGGTGCGTATGCTCGTGTGACGATTGCCGCAACATTGAGCAGAACTACTACAACGTACAACACACCCCTGAACCAGTCATACTCTGACAGGTTGCTCATGCGGTCTTTCACGCCGTAACGACCTTTACCAGTAGTGCTGTCAACACTGCCACTGTTAGCCCGTTTGTTACCCATAATGCGGTTACCTTTCCCTTTAGTTCCATCATCATATCGTATATTTCCCGGTTGGTAATGATGACGGGTTTGTTATCGTTAATGTTGTTTGGTGCGTTGATAGCCATGATGCCTACTTGAATAGCTCTAGAAAGATGTTCCGGGTTGTCGGACTGTCGAACAGCATCCTACCATTACGAAACGCTGTTCGGGGATATTCCAGCTTTTTGTCTGACTTCACAAGCAAAGTCACGTTTTCGTCAACAAGCGCAACGTTGTTAGTGTAGCGCTTTTCATCTTTAGGACGTTTTTCTTGCGCGTAGTATTCTCCTGTAATGGTGTCATACCATACGCTAAATGTTCCCTTGAGAGTGTGTAGCGTGTATGCGTAACGCGCTCGCCCACCCTTTTTAGCAATTAGTGAGTTGTGATTGTCGCTAAACTGATTGTCAATTGCATACTTTTCGTAGTCAGTTCCGCTAATAAACCTGCCGTAACGGGTTGACTTTGCCATGTTGTTAAAATCGTCAAGGTCTGGGAAGTGGCAGACCACAAACCCGTCAGCGTAACTAGCGAATTCTCGACCGTCAACTTCAATGTCAAGAGCAAGAAAATAGGGGTTCATAATGCTAACAGAGTTTGCAAGAAACAAAACGCGAACCTCGTCTCGATACCTATCAACAGTGTTGTAGAAGTTGACAAAAATGTTGTATTCGTCAGAGAGATAGCGCCTACCCTTTTCTGCAACAACCTCGTCATACACAATTGTCTTGACGTTAGGATAAGCAACAGACTTGTAGGTCTGTGCCGTGCTTAGTGCAATAAAGTATCCTATCGTCTTCCAACGCCGCTCTTTTGTCGCGCCAATATCTAAGGTGTATTGAGCTTCATTACCGTGTTTGCGGAACTCAACGCCGGGAAACTCTTTAGAAATGTCAGCAAACAAGGTGTTAGCAGCAACAGCAAGCTCTTCTTTATACCTACGCAAATAGATAAACTGATGACCCTTTTCAATGGCCTTTTTGATGACAAGCTTTTTAGCTCCATACGTTTTGCCAATGCCTCGACCACCAAGGATAAAGTTAAACACGCCATTGCGAGAAAGTACAGCGCCGAAATCGTAATAGATTGATTCGCTCAATATTGCACCACTTCATTATTCGGATTCATGATTGCCATGATAACATGAGGGTTTACGTAATCGTCAATCTCTTTTGAGAATATCTCAAAGTGGTGGTGAACTCCCGTGCTATCGCCTGTACTGCCTAGACCGCCGATCACCTGCCCCTGATCCATTTGCACGCCAACGTCAACGTAAGCGGGTTCAAACATGTGGTTATATGTTGATATGTAGTCTCCATGATCAACGCACATGCGGTTGCCATATGACCAGTGAGGCCGCCACTCAATAGTTACCCCGGCGGCCATAATGCCTAGCGGGTTGCCGAGAACGTTTGCGGCACCATAGCCCATGTCAATTCCGTTGTGGTTCGGGCGTTGAGGCGTTCTAAACCCGTCTTCGGGCGCGCCGTTATTCTCATTCCATGTCTCGGGGCCGTAAGCCCACAGCCAACCGGTAGACGCTGAGCCTAGCGGAATCGGCGCGAATGTCCACAACGTAGCAGATTCGGCAACTGCAATAACCTGTGTGCCGTCATCTAAAACAATAATGCGGTGAGTGCCACTGTTGTAAATGTATGAAACTTTGGTAACCAAATTCTTATCAGGGTACCACAAACCGCCTACAGGACTTGCCAGCCACACGTCACCGGCATCGGTGCATATGGCTAGCGAGTCGCTGTAGGCGGATAGGTGAGTTATGTTAGACAACTAGCGTGCTCTCCATGTGAGGGTTCCTGGTGAAGCCTGTTGAGATGTCCAGTTTGAGCAAGCGAACACAAAGCTTGTGGCGCTTTGTTCAACTACGGCAATAGTTAGCCTAGACGAGTCGTGATAGAAGTCAACAAATGGTGTTGATGCAAATGGCGTCGGGAAGTCTAGTCGATGGTTCACGTTTGTGCCAGCGGGCACTGCTACGGTTGGCAGTGTTCCCTTTTGTTCTGCAACGCCAGGCGCAGCCGGTACCGCCAACGTTCTAAACAGGTTCCATACGCTAGGGCTTTGGTTGAGCCAAGCTGCATAAAACACTCTGAGACATAGCACGCCGCCAACTATTTCCGGCACGAATGTTGATCGATAGATTGCGTTGTGCTGTCCGGGCTGTGAGCGTGGAACAAGAACATTGTTTGCTCTCGTCCAAGTAATTCCGTCAACTGAGCTAATGAGGTAAATGTCGCCATTTACACCATTGGTTCCGGTTTCGCAGTCAGCAAGAATGCCCCAATACTTTCCGCCGAACTCCCTTACTTCAATGTGCCAATTGTCGCGAGTTGCTTTAGCGGGAACAGTGCAGTTGATGGGAGCACTCCAACCTGTAGGCTCGCCCGTTGCTGTTAGAATCACAACAGGTCTTGCGGCGGGCTGAATGTTGACTGCCCACATAGTCCACAACCCGTTTTCATAGTGGTATGCCGGTGACACAAGACGGTTAGTAGCGAATGAAGCGGTGCGTGAAATGGTTTTAGCTCCCCAGTTCACACCATCCCTGCTGCGTCGATAGTAGATAGTTTCGGTGCTAAGGGTGTTGTTCACCTGTCGCCAGAAGCAATACAGGTAGCCGCTGTCACCGAACACTAGCGCGGTGTCGCTGTTGAACACAGTACCGCCCGGAGCGTCATCGAGTGGGTTTGTGAGACCGGTGGGTACAACCCATGTAACGCCGTCTTGCGAAGCTGCGATACAGGGGTCTTCCAGTGCGTCGCTGCCGCCCGCATACGGCGTGTACGCCATCCAGTAACGATAGCCGCCAAAGCTCTCGGGCGAGTAGACAATGCTCGGGTGCGTAACCTCGCCGCCAGTTGGTGATCCGGGGACGGGCACAGTGAGCTTAGCACCGGTAGGGGCGCTCAGTGTTTGAATGTCGAAACTTGCAGGGATGTCAATACTTGCGCTAGGTTTTACCTTGTTTTCCCGCAAATAATCAACAAACCCGTTAGCAGTTCGCGGCGTTAGGTACTTGTTCACATCAACGTTGTCGTTGACCTCTTGCTGGCTTGCGGGGGTTCCGCCAACTTCGCCGCCGATTGCGTCTAGCACCGCTTGGCGCGAGGCACTTACCGGGCTTGTTTTGTTTATGTTACGTGCTGTAGCAACGTCTATCGCGTCGTCAGTGTCATTTTTGTTGCCGTCGATCTGCGCTTTAACAACGCTCATAACGTTGCTGTTGGCATCAGTTCCGTTTGTGGCAATCTGAGTAGCTATGATGTTTGGAAGATCAGCCGAAAGCGTGTTGAGAGCTTGTGACACACCCTCAATCTCAATGCCAAGTGCAGCAACCTCGCCAGCAAGCGAGTCGAAACGAGTGTTAAAATCGGCAATGGTGCTGTTCAGCAGCTCCGTCATTGCGGCAATCTGAGTATCAGTATACTCTTTTGATGCCTCAATCATTGCCTCAACTTCAACAATTTTAGCATCAATCTCAGCGGTTTTGAGGTCAATGAAAGCCGTAAACTCGACAATCTTTTCATCAATAAGTTTGTTGTTTTCGATTGTCGCGTTCAACACGTCTGTGAACGTTGTGCTAATGCCAACCAGATACTTTGACATTTCGCGCAATATCTCAAGATAGGTTGAACCGTCTCTATAGGTGAACGGTACAATCTCCACGCGGTTAACAAAGCCTGGGCTAAATGGTGAAACGGGTGAAGTCATGATATGTATCCTTATTTGTGTATGGTTCGGGGGTATTGTACAACATGAAAAACAGCGGCTCGCATGATGCAACAACCATCATAGCCGTGTTGGTGAGAGCTTGCTTATAGCGAGCAACAAGCTCCCCGCCGTGGCCTTGAAATCCAACAGTTGAAGACTCGCTGTGTCCAACGCCTGTACTCTCAGTAGTGCCAGTTTCTGTGCCAGTTGCAGCATTCTCAGTTGCACTGTTTGAATCAACAGCACCGGTAGCATAGTCTGCGTTGCCTGAGAGTTGGCTTTGTGGTGTTTCGCTGTTTACAGCACGGCTGGCACTCTTGGTGTTGCCCTCAGTGCTAGACGTTCCCATAGACTCGCCTGTTTGCACGCTGTCACTGTCGCTAACGTTTTTGATGTTGATTGTGTTAGTTGGATCAATAACCAACGCATCTGCTTCAAACATCTTGTTAAACATAGGCATATTCAAATTCATATGTGTAATCATTGACACAAGAAAAATTTCTTCGGTTTCGTGAGCAATCTCGCGATTCATGTACGTGCCAAAGATTAGACCATTCAGCGTGTCACGATAGCTTTCATTGAAAATAGGGTAGCTGCCCAGGCCGATAAGTTCAGGTCTGACAACAACCATTTCACCACTCACTAGCGAGTAGTCGCCGCCGCTCGCGAGCAGCATGTCTTTCAGTTTAGTTGTGAATGTTGACATTATTCACCTGCCATGATCTTTCTGAACTCGTTGTTAATTTCCTCGTTGTAACTGAAAACCGTGTTCATTTGCTCGTCATTATCAACAGCATACGAAACATCGACAGCAAGCCCAAACATTTCGTTAATCTGTCTTGCGGCAAACTTGCGAGTATTAAGGTTGGTTGCTTTGATGGTTTCAATCTGCGCTTGGTTTCCAGCAACCTCAGCAGCAACTAGCCGCTCTTTCTTGTCCTGACTCACGTTGTCAATGCCCAATAGAGTCATACAGTTATTCCACTCACGATTGCGAGCGGTGCTAATATCGGCAAACATGTCAGAGTCAATGCCCATGTCCAGACTGTTCACGTATGGTTCAAGATTGCGCCCAACTCGTAGGGTGGGTGTGCCCTCATCAATTTGCCTGTTGACATTCTCCATAGCAAGCTGTGTATCGCTGTCAACAACAAGAATGCGAGTCTGTCTAGCATTGTCTGTGTTAATCTCTAGCGTCCTGTCAAGCTTAGCGAGTTTGCGAGCATACACGTTCACAATGTCAGTATCGGGCATACGTGAATAGTTAGCCCAAATTGGAACACAATTTTTAGTTGTGAGCGTTTTAGATACAAACTGATTGCCAACAACCATAAAGCCTGTAGGGTTATCCTGATAATCAATCACGCCAGCGGGTGTGCCCCTGAGTGAAAGATACTTGAGGTAGTTGTCATCAAAATAGAACACGCTGAGTGCGTTGTAAAACAGGGTTGTTTCGAGAAAACGCGGATCAATAGAATCTGGCAGACCTACCCATTTAAAGCGATTCACGCTAATCTCAAAGAGCTTGCGCATATACATACGTTGAATGGCCGCTTCGTACTCTCGGGCATTGTTCCGGTTAAAGCCGTTCAGAAACTCGTCATACACAATCGAATTAGACAATTGGTGTGTTCCCCTCAAAATCGTAAGTGCCAATCTTCTCTACATCATGCCACACGGTCACGCCTTTTTCAAAGATACCCCGCATAGCATTCAACACGCCCTCTGGGGCAGAAAGTCCGCTTGCGTCTAGAAACACTTCTGAAAGTTTCCAGTATGTAAAGTTTTTCATGCACTGCAAGTTGTCAATGTTAATGAAGCCGTTATACGTGTATCCATATCTTGACCAGTACGCAACAACTCGCCTAATAGCGTCGCCGTCAATGTGTTTGATTCTAACCCACAATCTCAACCCACCGCGAATAGCAAAGTGCGAAGCGCCCGAACCAACGCCGCCAACAACGCTAGGCGGGGTCATTTTGGTGTCCTGAATCTTGGCATCAATAGCCGCAATGGTGTTTGCGTAATCGCCCTTTGCAGACCAATCACCAAGAGCTTTGTTGTTGTCTGCAATCCTACTTGCAGCCCCAGCAGTAACGTTGCCGCTCTGTCTGCTCGCATTCTGCCTTACTGCAAGTTGTTGATTGCTAGCGTCAATGTTCATTCCAACGCCAATTCCGCCAGCAACTGCACTACCAGCACTCATGCCCAAACCGGCTGCAACGCCAGCAGGGCCAGCAGGTGCACCGCTTACAGCACCGCCGATAACTCCAGTCACGCCATTGAGAATTGCACTATTTCGCGCAAGATCGTTCGAAATGCCAACGCTTGCAGCGTCACTATTTCTACTGATATTTGCAAGATCGCTTGACATCTGAATGCTTGTGTTGGCATTGTCAAAACTGTTTGCGTTTCCAGCGAGCGCGCGAGTTTGCGCCCATGACGCGGAATCTCTGGCCTGTTGCAGTGAACGAGCTTGCGAAGCTAGCGCGATAGTTGCATTGTCGTTAAGCACGGAAACGGTAGGCAATTCGTTGATGCTTAATATGTTTTCGTCGCTTTGGTCACTGGCATAGTTGCCTAGTGGGGTGCGAATGATAATGCGTTCATCTCCCGGAATGATGCTAACCGTTGCGCGAAGCTCAATATCGTCGCCAATAAATTTGAGTGGATCAAGGTCAACACTGTTGCCCTGCATTGTGGTGAACTCGACAAATGAATACGGCGCGGCAAGCAACTTACCGAAACGATCAAACGCCCAATCATACGATGAATTTCCCCAACGTGCCCTAAATGCTGCCTTGATTCGTTCGCGGAAACCATCAACATTACCAATATCTTTATTACTGTAGTTGGCAAATTGAATGTTTCCATTGTTAAGAATGTTAGCGCCGCCAGCACCTTTAGGCGGGTAGCTAGGTGAGCCAGTTATTGCAGTTCCCACGCCACACCAAGCGGGATACAGTACAACCCTGCTAATTCCTTGCGTAATCCACGGATAATTGCGCATAGAGCTAAAGTAGGTCTGTATGTTTGCACTGGCAACCGTGTACGTTGAGCCAGCACCGGGGTACGTCTGTACGCCACTTCCGGGGGCGCTCTTAATCACCGGTGCGTCAACAGTTCCGGGCGCATCCTCAAGCGAGATTGAGCTAGTGATAGCCGCGTTGGCTTGACCGGGCGTGATCACGTCAAAATACTTAGTGAAGTTGTTCGTGACGTACGCTGTTCCCAGATCAATCGACTCAGGCACTTCAAAAAATTGCCAGTTAGGGGCGCTCTGCCCTCGCTGAACAGCATAGTGGCCGCGCTCAAGATAGCCGCTCTTGAGCTTCACGTCACGAATAAAAGTTTGCCACACGTCAAGCTGAATCACAAGTTCAGTGGTATTGGGCGCAATATAGTTCACGTCACGAATGAAATAGTAAAAGCTCTTGGCGCTATCGCCGGGTATTGGTTGAGCCTGATTGGATACGCGCAAGTAGTTGTACCTAAGTGCCGTGTTGTACGGAACGTCAAGACGAATAACCGGGTTGCTTGGTTTCACGTGAAACAAGTTGTTAATTTGTATCCTAAAAGAATTGTTGTCAACAAAAGCATCAAGCGCAGCACTTGTCTTAAAGTCGATAACGTCGCGGTACATACTATCCCACGGAACATTAGTGAGAGTGACGTTGCTGCCAGCCGTCCATACATCATAGTTGAACGACAGACCAAAGTCATACACATTGGGAGGATCAATAATTTGGTTCATGATAGTCAGTATAGCAAAGTGCCCCGAACGTGCAATACGTTCGGGGCACTAAGGGCTAGTTACTCGCCAGCTCCGGGGTCTACTGGCGGAACAGGTTCGGGTAGCACACTGGGGTTAGGCCACAACTGAGCAATCTCGCCAGTTACGGGAATGTCAACACTTGCAGTCTTGCTCTCGTCAAGCAGTGAGGTTGCGGTGATCTTGAGAGACGTTGCCTTTTCGTCGAGCGAAACAGCGAGCGTACCAGTATTGGTAAGTCGCGTAAAGCTAGACTCAGCACCGCCAAGTTCAAGATTCACATCTGTCATAATATCGGCAGTGTCAACAGCACTTGCGAATACCTGATAGATTCCGCCTCGCTCAACAGCATCCTCAGCAGGGTTGACCGGATCGCCGTGAGCATCAAGCATGTTAATCACCGGGGCGCTAACCGATGTGATCGACGGCGTTACCGGCTCAATTACCGTGCTGTCATCAGTGCTAAATCGGACAGCGGGCACAAAGCGAGACACAGACAGAATCTGATGGTGGTGCAAGAAATAGTTGTTGTACAGACCGGCGGGGTTCTGAACACTGCGCGTCTCGTACAACGAGTCTGCGATAACGAAAAAATCGCTAGTTGTCAGAATCGCCTGTGTTCCAGGCATATCAAAGCTAGTTTCGGGAATAATGACAATTCGCGAAAGAAACTCTGCATAGGTCACGTTGAATGCAGCAGCGAGAGCGTTTACATCCATAGCCGCCTGAGCGCGCGGTGTCATAAACAATACGAGGTCATTGATGTTCGCGCTTACGTGCAGACCACTAGCGTTGTAGTAGGGGCTAAGAAACGTAAGCTCCTGAGCCATTCCGCGAACCTCACGCAAAAACGTTTTTGCTTGTGCCTCAGTGCTGTTGCCAGCTCCAATGTCGGGAACCTTGATATTGAAGAAACCCTCAGCACGGTTGTACTCGCCAAACAGCGAGCACATGAGGTTGAACTCATCATAGTTATCGGACACGGTGGGCGCGTTCATCAACTGAGCAATGAACGTAGCAAGTCCATTCTCCTCAAAGAATGCGCGACGTAGAAGATCTTCATTGATTGTGATCTTGTAGTATTCCTGGCGGTTTACCTTGTGGATGCTAGCCTGAACATTTGGCACAGCCTGTCCGAACACAGCACGCTCAAGCTCGTCGCGATCAGGATCAAAGACGTATGATGGAACAAGTCCGGTCTGAATCTCTTCAATACTATTGCCAAAAGTGAGCATACCGCGTTTGAACTCTGCAAGCGGGTTAGTCCAGTTGTTTGTGCGCGCAATGATCAAACCAACCTGATTGATAAGCGCGTCAATGAACTCATTGCGAGCACCAGCATTCTTGCCATCCCAAAGATGGTCAATGGTGTCACGAATGTTCGCCTTGGTTGCTTCGGGGATTCGCGACTTATAGTCAAGCGATGCATTCTTGCGAATCGCATTCAGAATCTCAGTGTTGGGAATCTGTTTGCGAAACGGCTTAACGGGAATCTTAGGCATGTCTCTATTTCTCCTATTTATTGTGTGGGTTAGTCTTCATCGCCAAAAAGCGAATCAATCGGGTCGTCAACATCGTCAGTTTCGTCGCTCTTGTCGCTATTGTCAACGGGGGTTCCGACACTCGTCATAAGCGAATAATTGTGAGCCGTAAGCTCCTGAACTCTCTTAGTCAGTGCTTCAACACTCTCAAGCGCCTGAGCAAGTTCACCGCGTAGCATGCTGTCTGTGTCTGCATATGCAAGCTCTTCGGCATCAACAAGTGCAGACAAGTCAGAAAGCATCGTTTCTGGTCGTTCGCCAGCCTCAAGCGCAAGTAGTTCGTTGAGTTTGTCTTTCAAGGTCTTCATCATTTTCCTAACGTCAAAGGGAAAGCCCCTAGTCTGTATTGTAACAGACTAGGGGCTATGTTGCGCGTTGCGTTGAGTTTCGCCCTAGTAGCAGTGAGACTGGCAATCTGACCGCGAATAGGTGGGTTCAACCATTGCGCCCTACCCCGGCAACGTGACACATAAGACGGCTCAACAATGTGCGCGTTGCCAGTATAGCAGACTACTTGCCAGCGAAATACTTTTCGCAGATAGCCCGCACAGTGCCCGAGAGTGAGCGCTCGCGAAGCTCCCACGACTCATTTTCGATCTTTTCGTACAGCTCCACAGGGATCACGATCGAAAGTCCACGAGTCTTTACCTCTGCAACCTCAGCGACTGCAACCTGCTCGTTCTGTTCTGCCTTAGCCATTTTCTTCTCTTTCTGTAGTTTATGGTGATTGCCTTACGTGAATCACTTTACAACAAGTTTATAGGGCGTGTCAACTAGAACAACTCCGCCAGTAACAATTTTCGGTGTCAACTTCCCCACAACGTCACTTCCGGGGAAGCGCCTAGCGAGATAATCAGCATCAATAATGTTTCCGTCAACAATGTCAGAAAAGTCAAGCATTGAACTCACTGCAACGGGCAGCCCTGCGATTCTAGTTGTATAGGTTCCATCATAATGTCTCTCGGAATATGCTTTAGCCCTCAAGTACATTGCGGCCTCAAAGTCATACTCATATGCCCAAGCTCCAAAGCGCTTGTCATCAATATCAAGGTTTGTCGGAACAATGTCGACAATATCACCCTTTATTGGAGCGCCCTCTAGCACTAGGTGTAGTGAATCAGTGTCAGCATAGGCGAACATGGAGTAGTTTGCTTGCGCTGCTCTAATCGTGTGTGCTCTCGCCCATGAGGTAATAAACACGCCCGCTGGCGTGTATACGGGCGCTCGCTTTTCATCACGACCTCTCACAAGCTTCACGCGGTCATGCTCGGCATCATACACCGGGTACTTGGAGGTAACGTTAGGGTTGCTGGCAAACTTTCCATACAAGCTGTTTAGGTGCAACTTGGCAAGCTCTCTTCGTCCACCTGTAGTGTTCTGCTTAATCTCAGACCACTTCTCAATATAAGTGTCAAACATTCCCCGTGTTGCATGAAATAGCCAACCTCCACCATAGCTAAGAACGTCAATATCGTAATGCTCGTTGTACAATTCCCAATCAACATTTGTAACCATGAGTTGGGTAGGTTCAGTAATGTCTCGTTGGTAATCAGTGGGAACAAACTGGCTTGACCCTTTAATCTGAATGCAGGGAATATGGTTAGGCTTGAGCTTTGCCGTGAAAGTCACTGCAAATATTGATAGCGGCCAATTATCGCTAGTCTCAACCTTGTCTCTAACATACTTAGGCTCGCCATATGGCAAAATGCGGTCACTCATTATATAGGGGTACAGACTGTTAACGTCTAGAACAACGCCATTTCCAACAATTCCGCCTTGGAATCTCGGGTCTGAATACGTGAAGCCCCCACGATATGCACGCCGAATCTCAGCATCAAGTGCGTGTCCGAACGTTGGGAAATGGTACTCAAATGCTTTTTTCGTTGCAATGGTTTTATATTCATGCAAGCTATCACTTCCAATAGTCAGCTTTTTCATGCCACTATCTAGAGCTTGCCTAATCGCTTGACCTACAATGTCAACATCTCTTCTCAGGTAGTCAATTTCTTCATCGGTTGGTTGATACCCCACAGGACGCTCGGCGTGATAATCAATATCACCCTTTCCCTCTTCCATTCCAAAACTTTTTGCAAGTCTGGCAACGCTAAAGTTGGGAAACTTTTTGGCACTGTCTTTGAACTCGGTTTTTCGACCACCTCCCCAGTAGATCGTCATGGAATACATTTTTCCCATGTCGGAGATAAGTGTGTTGAAAGTCTTGGCGGTGCCTTTTTGTGTGGAATGTTTGTAACCGTTTCTCAGCAACCAATCAATTATAAACATCCCATCAAACTTAAGGTTGTGGAAATAGCAGATAGAACTTCTACCGCTCACCCATTCTATGAACGAATCAATGTCAGTTCCCCAACCAAATTTATCAGAGTAGACGTTTTTGTATCCCCATAGCCATACGCGACAGTCCGATATTTTGGTTGTTGTTTCAAAGTCAGTTGAGAAAACAGGTAGTTTTGCGCTCACTGTTTTTGCGCCCACCTAATCAATTCGTCAATGTCGTCTGTCGCGTCGTCAGCAATCTTGTCAAGCCTAGCGGTTGAACCCGCCGAACCATCCCCGCCAATGTAGCGAAACTCGTTAAGGTTGCCATAGTTGGTATAGTTTTGTAAAATATCGTACTGTCTCACGCTCAGTTTCTTCACAAGCTTAGCTTGATCTAGTGCGCCGTGACTCTCTAGAAACTTAATGTGATTGCGTCGCTGAGCTATTACAGCACGTCTCGCATACTTCTCACCAACCTGTTTCTCGGTATGCCTAATAAGTTTGATGAGTGCATCCTCATTGGGTATTCCGCTAATTGACCTATTGACCACATCGTAAGGTCTGTATTGGGGGTTTCCGCCAGCGCGCAAGATATTGAAGTTGCTTGCCACAATGTTATCTTCTCGCTGTCCAACAGTCATGCCTAGCGGCTCAATCATGACGTCTCTCATTCCGCTCATGTGTTTAGATGTGTTCGCGTTACGTTGAGCTTCAAGCCCCTTGTACTGTCTCACAAGCTTGCGTGATAACGGCTCGCCATTGAGTCCGCTGTCATACTGATTGCGCCGGTCAACAAACGCATTGAGCTTGTTAATGTATGACTTCAACTGCCTACTATTCATCGTCGAAACATCTGTAGCAGGTCTAAGCGGGTCGTGCCTTGACTTTGAAAGAAAGATGCCGTTATTGGCATTGCGAGTAATTTTCTGCTTTGCAGCGCGCTCTCTGGCTCTGGCAGTTTTTCTAAGATCACTAATGCTCATGAGATATAGCATACCACAAAGCCCCCACAAGCAATAAGCTTGTGAGGGCTAAGTTGGTTAGTTGCTAACTAGCCGGCAATCTCGATAGTGAAGAAATGTCCAACGCTAGCGCGCTCACGCTTCACAACAATAGGCTGAGGCGCTGGCCAGGTTGACGGCTCACCGAGCACACCGATAATGTTGCGCACAGCGAGAAACAGACCCTTAGAGATGCCGTGGTACGCGGTGCCCTTAGCATCAATAAGAATGACGCGAGGCTGAGGCGTTGCAACCTTAGACACACGATCAACCATCGTAACGGTCTGCACAATAATGTGTGCAAGATCAATCACGGTTCCGATATTCTCCGACACTGGAACACTGTTCGTCAACGCCGAAAGAGTTTTCTTCCGGTCATCGAAGCTCACTGCTTGAATGGACGAATACATTGCCGGTGCGCCTGTGACAAGATCGCGAATCTCGTCCTTAAGAGACGAACCTGCAACACCGCCAAGCACGGCCATTGCCTTATCGTCGTCAACAGCTCCGTCCTCTACAAAAGCGTTCACTGCATCATCAATGCTATCAGCAATCGGTGCGTTATCTACCTTTGACATTTTGCCAATCTCCTCATGTTAATAGGCTCTCCACGCGGCCTAATGCGTGTGCCGGTAACTGTATGTCACACTGTCGCACATATTCAGTTGTAAGACTTAATAGCTCAGCGAGCTAAGAATGATTGCCGCAACAGCAGCAATCATACACAATAGCACACCAGCAGCAAACATGGTACGAAACGACATGTTACAGGCCAAGCCTGTCAGCCTCGCGAGCATCCAACGCCCACACGTTGCAACGCTCGCGCACTTTACGAGCAACAGCTTTCACTTGCATTTCATTCATTTTAATTTCCTTACTTATCGAACTTTGCCGCAACGATTTGCACGGCAATCTTAGCACACATCATGCACGGTTTATAAATCAAATCTTGCACATCGCGAAAGTCAACAGTAGCAAGATCATATGCTTCATAACCACATATTGAAGAGTTGCCACTGACAATGTGTGCAATGTTGTTTCTTGGTGTGACACCAAAATGTAGATCGTTTTCTTCCATACCCCCACCCTACCACACCACACCCACAACACCAACAACCCACACAAAACAAATACCCACAACAGAGA